TAGCTGAACTGTCTACCTACTATAGGGGCTTCGTACCCCGAGGGCTCCCAGCTATGTAATCTGTCCCCTGGCCAGCTTAAAATATGCCAAGGTTTATTAGAGGTTTCGCAAGCAACCTTATCCGCTTCAGAGGGTTCACACCCCTCATTAGGGTGTGAGTGACATACCCCTATAATTGCCCCTATATCCTCTGCATCTGCGTAACTTACTGGGTCTATTATAAAGTGCTCCTCAGCAAACTCTGCAATATTATTAGCAGGGAAGTACCTCTCTTTCTTTCCTACCCCAATAATGAAGCCGCAGGCTTCTTTAGGGTAAGAGTCTTCCGTGTGCTTTCTAAAATCTTCTAAAGTCTTTTCATTCATTGGGTTATCCCATATTAATACCAGCTCCAGGGAACCCCCCAAAAGGGCTCTCAACTGACTCCGGAAATCTAAGTTCACAAGCATTGAAAGTTTTAGCACAAACATCGTCTGAGGAGGTTACTACTGTATTGTTATTAACATCCCAGTAATTAGCCCCAGAGTATCCACACTCTGTGCCTTTGTATAACCAAGGGCAAGAGTTAGCAACTACAGTCCTAGAGGGCAGCTTTACTCCGTGTATGTCATGTGCTGCAGTTAGCTCAAACTGAATATGAGTACGAGTCTCAACGGCCTTCCTATCTATGTACCAAATCTCATCAGAGAAGTGTGCAGTATCATCGGCCAAGGCTGATGCATACCATATGCCTGGCCCCGTTGCAGCTTCGCAAGTAGTTTGGTTATACGCTGTCCAAGTACCTACGGAACCATTCTTATTAACATCTAAACAATCTGACTTACTTAAACTAGGGTCTCCTCCAGACTCCCCTGTGCACACTCCTGCGACAGGGTACCCGCTAGTATAACAGTAATTGTCTAGATACTTCGCAAAGGTCTTCTTTCTAGTAACTTTTGACCCTATCAAATCATCATAACTATTAATAACACTAGATAATATAGAGGTAATATTAGCTACCGTGACTGTAGGTCTAGGGATTGCTCCCTTTCCTGAAAATTCAAAACCTTCTGCCTCAATAGGAAAGGCAGAATATTTATTACCTTGCCATACTATTTCTTGAAGATTTTCGTTCTGACCTGAGTGCCACCTAAGAGTAGGCTCAGAGGAAGGGGCACTACCTGTAGTCAGGTCAAGTTCAAATAACTCAATAACGGCCCCAGGCTCAAAGCCATGAATATCACTAGTAATTTTATCGCTCATGGTTCAAATACCTTTGTAAAGGTTGCTGTAATAGTTTGGTGACCTGATATATTATGTTGAGTACTCCACTTTTCACACTTATACTTTTTATAAGGGTAAAGAGTGTAGGCCTCCGCACTAGAAATTATGTCCGCCGCTAGAGATAACTGAGTAGCACTGTCTATAGCTGTAACTGTGGTAGTGGTGCCCCCGGAATCCGTGACCGTAGTATTTAGGTATCTAGCAGTAAAATACTGACTAGTATCTATCAACTTTTTAGTGGCAGNGCTGGTAGCCGTGCTAGATATGTCATACCCCGTAGGGTACCAATCAAATGCAGTTACGCCNCCTTGATCCTCTAAGAATTTGATGATCTTGTTGGCCTCGGCGGAGGTACGGTTCTTCCACGTTAAGTTCCAAACTTCGGGGGTATTATTAATACCCGCGGCTACTCTCTGTTCGTACCCATCTCCGTACGTTGCAGCTAGAACCCTAGGCTTGCTGTCTGCCTTAAGGCCTCTATCTGGGTTAATATTTACTTCTGTGTTAAAATTTGCCATAATTAATAACTACTTAGTAGCCCTCCCGGTCTCTGTTGTTCAACTAACTCTTGCTGTACTGCTTGAGATACCATGTACCCAAGAGCTTTAGCTTTATCCCCGTCCATACCACTATTAGTATCAGATTCCGCGTTCCCATCCTTATCAACTGTAACATTAACTGTAACGTTATTTTCAGTAGAGCCCGCAGACCCCATTACTGGGATAGACTTACCATCTGGTAGCGGCACTACCGCTTCGTTGTACTTACCTTCACCAACCAAACCAAGAGTAGGTTTAGTAACAGTTCCGCCGTTTGCAAAGGCTCTGAAACCCCCCTTAGCTACACCACCATTAGCGAACCCAAAAAAACTATTTATTGCACCGCTCATCATATTTGTACCTACCTGAGATAAGGAATTAGTAATAAATGCTCGGGCATTTAGGTTATCATTTTGTATCTGGGAATTAAGATTTGATGCCATTGATCTTCTTAAATCCGTACTCAGTTGGTTAGTAGTAGCATCCCCTTTTGGATCAGTAACGGGGGCCGGCTGGCCTGGAGATACTGTCGTAGGGGTCTTAATGTCCAGAGGGTTTACAACCTCCACCTTAGTAGACCCGCCTCTTCCATTTGAAGCATTAATCGCTGCAGTTAGTGCTGCGTTCTGTAACTCTAATGTTGGGGTACTTAGAACAATGCTTTCCAGTTTCTGCCCTATGTTACTATCGGCATCTACGCTATAAGGGTTGGTATACTCAAATTTTTGCGGTGCTTTCATTTGGTCTATAGAATTTGTGCGGTCCTTAATACCTAGAGCCTCGTTAATTTTCTCTCCAATTCTTAAGCCTATATTCCAGAACATCTCTAAAACATTGCCCTCGTCTAGCTCTGATGCCGTAGGACCGTAATTCCCTAGAGGCCTATTCGTGTCTGAAATGGCTCTCTTCTTGAAAGAGGATCCCCCATTCATTAGCATCTCTGTAGGATCCGTAGTATACTCGCTAGTAGCTTCCTTCGAGGGGAAAAGAGTAGGAAGTATCTGTAGTATAAGCTGCACCAACATACTCCTAGCATTTTTCCCGTTCTTAGGATCGAATACGTTGCCTAGAGCTATAGACCCGTTCATGGACTGTATCACTTTAGTATCTAAAGTCTTGGTTAGGNCCTCTAGGGCAGGTATTAACCTAAATAACTCTCCTTGTCCTTTACTGTCTGTGCCTTTAGCCTTAGACTGCCCGTCCTGGNCATCTTGTAGCCATTTGCCTCTCTTATTATTCTTCCATTTTCTCTCCCCCGCACGAACTCTTGTATCTAGCTCATACCACTCAGGCTGAGGGGTACGTTTACCATTCGCGTTAATCGGGGAGTTGGGGCCATACTTCTTAAGATCACTAGTCTCAAAAGACCCATCTAATGGGCTACGCCATAGAGTTTCTCCTTTATAAGAGGCCTTTCCGCTCGATATCATTCTCTCAAATTGTTCGTTTATTTGCTGAGCGATATTAGCAGGTACTTTTATCCAAGGCTCTACGTTTTTCTTTATATACCCATCAGCGTTATTGCGACTGGTGACAATATCCTGCAAAGCTTTAGGAAGAGTATCTAGGGCCCTATCACTCTTATAAGTAGGATTAGCCAGTATTCGTAGCATTTCCTTGAAGTCCTGCGTATACGAGTTCCACATATACTCAGGAGTTACGTCCTGTACAGTAGTACCTACCTGAGCCTTNGACATTGCATCCACAGTTCTTACTATAATCTCTTCTATGTTTTGGNCCTTGGTATAGACTGATTTATTAAATGAGTCAAATATATCATTCTTAACCGAAGCGTCCCCTGATGCTGCAAGGTAATTCTGTTCCTTCCAAAAATTTTGGTAGTCTTCTCCACTTTTAGTAAGATAATTGTTCCATTCAGGTTTGAAGCCCTTAAAAAGGCTGTGAGCTAGCTCATGTACAAGGCTCTCGAAATCACGTATAATCAGTAACCCCTCTTCCTGGTTAAGCCCTCCCCCTAATGTATTGCCTTGCTGGTCTTTGAAACTCTGCACCAGTCTAATTCTTAGGTTTTCTAGATCTTTTAGAAAGAAGTCTGGGTTCTGCTCTAAGTAACTACCTGTTGAGAACTTACCCATGATTTCAGTATTAACGTCTAGCATATCTTGTGCATCCTCGTCATTACTATACCCCCCTACCTTGTACCCGGAGGCGGATNNAGNNGGCAAGTACTTACCATTGGAAATATCCTTCTGAGTTACAGCTACTATCTTCAACTTATCTATAGCTTGCTCCAATTTGGAAGGTATAGCGTCTAGTAAATCTTGAGCTTTCTTCTCTGCAGCCACCCTTTTATTAGAGTTCTCAAGAATCTCTTTAGACCAGTTTTTCCAAAATAATTTCTCTTCCTCTGACATAGAGGGTCTAGCAAGCTTTTTCAGTTTATCTTCTGCAGAAACCGTTTCAGTACTCTTCTCTATACTCTGTACTGCGGTGTCTGTAGAAGACGTAAAATCCTCGACAGCGTCTACTGCACTACTAAATACCTTCTTTATACTCTTTATATCCGTACCGACATTTACTCCACCTACGGGAACACTTATCTTTGTAGTATCTGAGAAAAGGTTTTTGAACCAGGAGGAAAACCCTTCTGAATCTGTGGGTTTATTATTTACAATATCGCCAGCCTTGCTTTTAATTAAGAACTTTTGATACTCATCCATAGTAGATACTCGACCTTGGAGGGCTGTATTAATTTTTTTCTGTAACTCATCGAAATTGCTGTATATAAACCCTTCAGCAGTAGTAGACTCTTTAATGAAGCCAGACAAGTGCTTCTCGAACCAATCTCTTTCGGTTTTATCTGCAAATATTGATGAGTTCATAACTATGCCTGTATTACCAAACATAGAGTCATACGCCAACGACTGCGCCTTCTTGGCGCGAGCCTCTGGGTCAGATATATCAACTACTTGAATTACACCATTAGATAGCTGGTTTAGCTGAGCAGATATAAGCTCTCTCATATCCT